GTGATACGAGGCGCAGATGGCAAGAATTGAGTTTGACGAAGTACGGTTCCCGGAAGATGTGAGCTTCGGTTCAAGCGGAGGGCCGACGTTCAAGACGTCGATATTTGAAGCATACCGTGGAGGCGAGAAGCGCAACATCGATTGGGCTTCTCCCCTCATGGAGTTCGACGTTGCATACGGCATCAAGACCGACGAACAAATGGCGCGCGTCATCGCTTTCTTCAATGCCCGTCAGGGTAAGCTACGCGGGTTCCGCTACAAGAATTGGGCTAACTACCAGATCATAAACGACAATATCGCAATCGGTGATGGTCTAAGCAACCGCCTCCCGATTATTCGCACATACGGCTTCCCCGCCACGCAAACCTATAAGCGTTTGTACAAGATCGTTCTAGGATCGGTGTCTGGTGTACGCATTGGTAATGAGACTCTTGTCGAAGGCGAGGACTACGCTATCGACTACAATAGCGGAGAAATCATTTTCTCGGCAGATCGTATTCCGGGAGAAGGTACGCCGATAAAGGTCACCAATCTGGAATTTGACGAACCAGTCCGATTCGATATCGACAACCTGAATATTGTCATCGAGGCCTTCAACAACAACAGCATTTCACAGCTACCGCTTGTCGGCATCCGCGACAACTTCACTACTGGTACCCTGTCTGAACCAGACGCCTTCACGGCGACGCGATACTCCGCCAACGATCCGTTCTATGGAAGCACGCGCCTTCTGTTGAAGTTCGATGACACCGGAGACTTGTCCACAACCACAGACGAGTCCCGTTACCAAGAGCCGCTGACAATGGTGCCCCCGGCGACACTGCGTACGGACACTGTTGTAGCCGGGTCTGGATCGCTCACGTTTGGGGCCACGGGGTACCTAACCGCAGACGGCGCACGCTTTGATTTGTCCGACCCAAACCTACCGTTCACGTGCGAGACATTCATCCGCCGCCCGGTAGGACTTGTTGGGGAAACGCAGCAGCTTATATTCGGGAAGTGGGATGAGACGGGAAGTACCCGTGGGTACCAGCTTGTGTATCAGCCCTCCGAACAGCGCCTCCTGTATTTCGTGTCCTCTGATGGCGCTGCATCCACCATCGTCCTTAACTACCCGTGGACCGAAGGCGAGGACAACACGTGGCAGCATATAAGTCTCGACCGCCTGTCTACAGGCTTGCACGTGCTGCGAATAAATGGTAATGTAGTACAAACCGCACTTAATCCCGGTGCCGTAAACGACCCGGCGGTCACCTTTAACATAGGTGGATGGGACACGCCATCAGCCGGTCAGGGCTCGTTTCAAGGAGACATTGACTCCTTTCGATTCACCTACGCGCGAAACCGCTACCCCGGTACCGGCAAAATCAATCCGCCGCAACCGGATTACCCAACGTAACTTGACACTGTATGTGCCAAATGATAGGTTCCTTCCAACCTTGAGAGGATAGCATGCCAGAAGTATTCATTGCCGCAGCAGAAGGCGAGTGGGCGCTCTATCAGAGCACGCCTCTGAACTCGTTCGTGGATAGCGCACAAAAACATCGCGGATCGACGCAAATTTCCAACACCGCAGTCATGTTTCGAGGTTGGTCGGAGACGCAAGCATCGAACGACATGTGGTTCCACGTTCTCGCGGCCCGAAACGATGGTAGCTCAAACAGCGGCGGGCCGCAGACGTTCATCGATATTCGTGACGGTGACAGCCAGTTCATGGCCGGATTCCGCGACGCGGACATCGATTTTTCCACCGCTTTTGCTGTATTCCCGCGCTATTCGTCCTCCGCGTCAGCGGGCGATAACCTTCAAGGTCCGGTGTTCTTCGAGAACCCGAACGCGGTGTGGATTGAATTCGATATCCGTATTCGTATCTCGACGGTGACCAACCCGAACGATACGATGACGGTGGACTACTACGTCCAACAGCAGCTTCGTTTCACGACTACAGTCACTGACGCCGCAGGCTGGACCCCACCACGCGAGCTTTACCTGCGCGCGCTTCACACGCAAACCTCCCGAGATACCGTTCACTACATGGACGTCATTGTCAGCGACGGAATCCCGACCGTTGGTATGGAGCTTGTTACGATGACCCCGGCGGCTACCGGGTTCTACAGCACTTTCACCAACAACTACACCAATGTTGATGAGGAAGGATACGATCCGAACGACCTGATCTTCGCTACCGCCGCAGGCCAGCGCGAAAGTTTCATCATGACCACGCCGACGTTCGACACGTCGGACAAGATCATCTACGCGTTCGTACTGTCGTCGGTTGCTCAGACAGACTTGGCCAACGTCGTTTCCGATTTCCAGCCCTTCTTGCGCATCAACGCCACCGATTATGCCGGTACGAACATGGGCGCAAACAACATTGCGCCAGACAACTACGCTACCGTGTGGACGCAGAACCCGGCGACGCTGGCACCTTGGGAACAGTCAGATTTTGATGGGCTTGAAGTTGGCTATCTGACGGTATAAGTCATGACCGCCAACATCGAAAAGACACAGGGCTACGGCGTTCTAACGCAAAGCATTGGCGGCGCATCGGTGACGCGCGCGTCTGGGTACGTGGTGCAGAATATTGGCGGCAGCTTTGATGACGCCAGCGCCGGTATCCCCAAAGCGCAAGGGTACCAGCTTTACTCCAACCCTTCAACCATTATCAAGGCGCAGGGATATCAGTTCTTGTGGCCCGGCGTTTGGAGCCCCATATTCAAGGCCAGCGGGTACATTCTGTACTACCCTCTGTTCCCGCCGACATTCAACTTCAACGTCGATTATGATTTCGTCGAAGAGCGTTTCCCAGACTGTATCTCGTTTGGATCAGACGGTGGGCCGGGATTCAAGACCAACGTAGTCGAATTCGATTCCGGCATCGTGTCTGTCAACGAAGAATGGGATAGCCTGCGCGCGCGCTATACGGCGACTTTCGAAACGGCGACGCCAGATGAGATTCGTCAGGTCGAAGATTTCTTCTACATCTGTAAAGGCCGCGCAATAGGGTTCCGATTCAAGGACTGGAAGGACTATCAGATCATCGACCAGAACATCGCTGTTGGGGACGGTGTTACGACCACGTTCCAGTTGTTCAAGCGTTACCAGTCTGGTAACACGATCTACGACCGCCCCATCAAGAAACCGCTTGAAGTGTCTTCGAATGGGGATGACATGCAGATCACGGTTGACGGTGTTCTGCAAACCATGAACGGAGACGTGTATGTCAACGAATCCTTGGGAACGATTTCTTTCGACATAGCGCCACCACCGGGGGCAATCGTAAAAGTCGTATATGGCGAATTCGATGTGCCGGTTCGCTTTGATACAGACACGCTAGACATAAGCTTCGACGAATTCCGCCAACTCAGCCTCGAAGTTCCTTTGATCGAGATACAAACGTGAAGACCATCGATACAGTTCAGATGTCTGATCACCTTGACCAACAGGTCACAGGGCTCGTTACGTGTTGGATTATCGAGCGTGAAGATGGGCAGGTATATCGCTTCACGGACGCGACCGAAGACATTACGGTTGACGGTGATTTGTATTCGTCTGTGGGGGCGTACAAGCGCTCCGCCATTGAGACCACGTCCACCCTGAGTGTGGACAACCTTGATGTCGTGGGCATTGCCGGGGACTTGTCTCTCCCGGCGCAAGACCTCCGCAACGGCCTGTTCGATAACGCCCGAATCAGCATCTTCATGGCAGCGTGGTCCGCGCTTGTTCCGGGCAAAGTCCGCTTGCGTCGCGGGTTCTTTGGCGAGGTTCAGTCTTTGCCAAACGGAACGTTTCAAGTCGAACTGCGCGGGCTCATGCAGCGCTTGTCCTACAACTATCTCGACATGTTCAGCGCAACATGTCTGTACGATCTTGGCGAGCCAGCATGCGGCATTGTCATCCGCCCCGATCAAGTGCAGCGCTCAACTTCTTACGCGGTCGGCGATACCGTGCTGGCCGCACAGAGTTCGGCGGAGTCCTTGGGGCTTCGTTATGATCTGGCGATTGATGACGCCAGCTTCGAAACCCTCGGTGCAAATGGGTTCTCGGCATCGCTGTCGTGGTACGACGCTGGCGCGAATCCGATGACGACGACTACCGCGCAATCTGTTTCTGGATCGACCTCTCTGATAGGCGGTGCAGGCGCAGGAGCGACCCGCCAAGTAATCGAAGTCGAAACGGCGACGGAAATGCCGATGTCTGTTGTTGAAGCGGGACAGGCGTCAGTCCGCTTCAACGGATACTGGCGCGATGACGGTGACCAGACGCGCTACACCGTACGCTTTCTCGATGAGAACTATACGCAGATCAACGAGTCTCAGTCAGTCCGCTCCACAGCGCGCCAGCGCTACACGAGCACGTTCAGCATCGCCGGGGACTTCACGGTCGCCTTCTGGATCAATCCAGATAACAACGATGTCGGCGGGATTATGGCGGGCGGCACAGAAGCCGGGGCGGACCTTGGCTCTGCAATTCGTTACCAAAATGAGCAGATCGTTGTTCGCGGTACCCCGCTTAACGTGGGCACAGACGTCATATTCACCGATCCCTCAAACCCGAAAGCTAATGTGACGATTGGTCAGTGGAACCACATCGCTATCACACGCACCGGTACAACCAACCGCATCTACGTGAACTTCGAACTGGTTGCGACGACCGGTACCGTTTGGGGGCCGTTCTTCTTTGAAGACCTGTTCGCTGAAAACGACGAACTCTCGTCACTCATTATCGGTGACAACTTTGCATTGGACGATGTGCGCATCTACGACGTTGCCAAGTCTCACAGCGACATAATCGCCGAAGCGCAGAACCCGCCAGTGCTGCCTGACGCGAACCTTCTACGTTGGTTCCCATTTGATGACGGAACCCTGAACGACGCAACCGGAAACGACGCCACCAACTACGGCGCAGGGGCGGGCACCACGTACGCCGTGTCTGCCGCGCCCATCGACGGCAACGGGCCGCTGACCGGCTACGACAGTGGCAACGTCTCTCCGGGCAGCACGTGGACGTTCTTCCAATCACCGGCAATCTTTGTCCCGTCCCGAACAAAGCTTATCGAACTCACGCTTATCACCACGGGCAGCAGTGTCAATTTTGACGCCCTGTCGTCATACATGTACGACGCAGGCGCACTCGATCCTGTGTTCCTGCCAAGCGACGTCACCGACGTGTATTGGGAATGCACGAGCGGCGGGACCACTGCCGCCTCGTATCCAGCGACCTTCACCGGAGGCGCAGGTTCGACAGCCGTGGATGGTAGTGTCACGTGGACAGCACGTAACGCGTACTTGCGCGCAGGTCGCGTGATTTCCGCAGACAACCAACGCACGTTCACTTCGTCGGTCAACGAGCCGCGCGCTGTCGATGCGTGGTTCAATGGAGGTAGCGTCATTTTTGTCACAGGTGACAACGCTGGCGTCGTGATGGAAGTCAAGGACTGGCTGAACGCTGACGGACAGATCGAATTGTTTTTGTCCGTGCCGGGCGAGATAGCTTCTGGCGACGAGTTCTTCATCTACCCCGGCTGCGACAAGTCCCGCATTTCGTGCGCAGCCATTTTCGACAACATCATCAACTTCTTCGGTTTCCCGGACGTTCCCGGCCAAGACGACTTCCTCCGCTACCCGGACGCAAAAGATTGACGACAGGACAGGACATCGTAGACTACGCACGCACGTGGATGGGAACCCGTTGGGTCCACACCGGGCGCTCGCGTCAAGGCATCGACTGCGCAGGACTTTTGATCAAGGTTGCGGAGCATTTCGACCTGCCGCATGGGGACATGCAAGGTTACCGCCGAGACCCCGGACGCGCGTTCTTGCAGCACGTCAAGAACCATTCCCTGCCTGTCCGACCACGCGAGCCCTTGAACGGTGCTATCGGGATTTTTCACGACACCACCATGCCTTGTCACACGGGCATTTTTGCTGTAGATTCCAAGACAGGACTCGTGACCGTCATTCACTCCGAGTCTTTCCCCAAACGGCGCGTGCATGAGCAAATTTACGATGAGGGCGTAAACGCGCTCTCCACGCGATTGGTGGACATTCGCAAGTTCCGTGAGGTAGAATATGTCTAGCAGCCTCGGTCGCCTAGCACTTGGCATCGTGGGAGCCGTTATCGGCTCCTTTTTCGGTGTGCCTGCTATTGGCTTCGCGATTGGCTCTGCTATCGGCGGATTCATCTTCGCGCCCGAAGGCCCGAATGTCGAAGGCCCCCGCCTTGGTGATACGGACGTATCCGCCTCCACGGTCGGTAAGATCATTCCAAAGCATTACGGCACCACCCGCGCCGCGATGAACGTTATCTGGTCGGCAGGCCTCAAGGAAATCAAGACCGAAGAAGAGCAAGGCGGCGGTGGTAAGGGCGGCGGCGGAGGCGGCGGCGGTACCGTCACCACGTACACCTACTTCTGTTCGTATGCTGCGGCCTTCGGTCGCGGTCGCGCAGACAATCTAATTCGACTGTGGGCGGACGGTAAACTCATCTACGACACAACGGGCAGCGGAAACGTGAAGAACGGTAAGTACGACTTCCGCATGCGTCGCGGTGTTCCTGACCCGGCAACAAGCAGCGGCGTCGTCGATCCACTCATTCGAGAATCCATTAACCGCCGTCTGGCGGGACTGCCGGACGTCAACGCTGGTAACCAGCCGCAGGCATCGTTCAAGACAATGAACGATCTGATCACGGAAGTGTCTGCGTCGGGCGACCCGCGCAGCAAC